CCTAGGGCAATTTTCTTAAATGAATTCATTATTCTCCTTGTTATTTTATATTAAGTTAAGTTTATCTAGAAAATCCTTAACATCGTTAGGCATTTCCCGATTATCCAATTCTACCATACGTTGCTGTTTTTCTGCAAGTCTTGTAGAAGAACTCCATGTGTGAATTTCTATCTCTGTATTATTAGTCTTTTGTGTATGGGATATTGCTCCAAATACCGCCCCACAAACCGCATCAGCCAAGTCTTTTGATTTTTTACGAGGGTGGTCTACCCTATTTCCCTTCATTATTTTTAGTTCTGACATTTCTTCTAATAATAAAGGAATCATTGGTATGGCAACACGCTCTTCATAAATCATCATGGCCAAATCTTCATAATGCTTTTTAGCAACTGAAACAGTCTCTGTTTTAATTCCAACAGCCTGCAACTCATTCTGAATATCAAAAGATTGCCACCTATCAAATGAAACCATCCCGATATTAAAACCTTCTCTACGTAAATTAATAATCCACTGTTTTACTTCAGATAAATTGACTGGTCCTTCTGCTCTTGGCTCCCACCAGGCAACGGCATCAACAACAACTATAGGGGCTACCTGTTCATAGTCTTTAATAACTTGAATGTTAACCCATTTGTCAACATGTGCAATAGCAACAGCACACTTATCATGTTTTTGTGCAAGGTCAGCATGAATATAATATACTCTTTCTGGATCTGGCTTAAACGTTGCATCAAACCTTCTAAATTGATCTAATGGATTTCTAGTATTCATGCATTTCTCTAATTTTTCTTTTTGTTTAAAAAATGCATCGGAGGCATACGTAGGCATACATGCAAAACGCATCATCGCATCGCCAAGGTCTGTATAAAATGCTAGTTTAAAATCTTCTATTTTACGTGTTGGGTTTACTTCCCATGTTGGCCTTTTAAATGCATACACTCTTGGAATTTTGTATGACAATATGGTGTCTTCTTCCCATGAAATTTCAAATTGATTTCCTGGATCATCGTGTGGTAGTTCTTCATTCATAATAAATGTGTGTGTACGTTCAATAGTTTCTTTTTCTGCGATTACTGATTCATACCGTTGAGAAATAAAGTCACCCTGATATCTTGGGAATGAAAGTAAAACAACTTTACCAAGATCAGGAAAACGAGAATCTACAGTACCACGAAATGCCTTATATATATTGTCAGCAGTCTTACCCTGTTCATTGCCAGTATTAACCTCTGTTGCAAAACCAGAAATCTCATCAAGTACTGCCATAAGAAGGTTTAATCCCTCATGCGATTCTCTTTCTGAGTGACCAGAATAAACAGTAATTGCTTTATCAAACTCTACAGAATCTGCTTTAGCATTATATCTTCCAGCAAACCATGGTGACTTTTCAATCTTAGTTTTAAAACCTTTAAAGAAAACGTTCTTAGCCTGTTGAGCGTTAACCGCAACGTTAATAATATCAATGGCATCTCCTGCAGGCTTGCCAAAATAAGTTGCTGGATCTTTAAGGCATAAAAGTTTATATACTACATATGCACATGCTACTGTAGATATAAAGTCTTTTCCAGATCCCTTGCCAAGTTGCAGAATAAGTTCATTTTTTGTATATTTATTAAAATGGTTTAGTCCTTCAGTCTGCCCCATCAATTCCATAAGGTCTTCTTTACGATAGATTTGGCTCATAGCCTCTACGATTTCATACTGAATATCAGATAGTATTGGTTGACCAAGATAGTCTGGTGACTGCACAAATGTTTTTACATCAACTGGTTTTTCAATAAAATGATTTTCTTTTAATACTTCAAGGAAGTCATTGAACATCGTGGACAATTGTAATCACTTCGCCTTCTTTTGCAATAGATGAAAGCCTATGCATAATTAAATCACGAACTTCTGGATGTTCTGATGCAATGTCTCTAAGAATACCAACAAGAACTTCTTGACGACGTTCAATCTCAACCATCTCTTCTGCAAGTTCTTTATTCTCAAGAAGTCCAGCCTTTTGTAGCATTTCAATTCTAGACTTTTCAATATCTACAACTAATTTAATTGCTTGTGTTTTTGCACTAAGATTATTTGTCATTGATGCTTCATCAATAACTTCATAAGATTTTGTAATTAATTTACTATAATGTGCATCTGCTCCAGCAAGTGCTTCTTTTGCACGAGCACGAATTGCTTCATTAGCAGAAGCCATAACTTTCCACTCATTAATTAATGCAACAACACGAGTTCTTGGCATATCCAAATCTTTAGAAATTTTTGTTGGATCTTGTCCCTTAAGATATTCTGCAACAACTTTATTTACCTCATCAAGATGATCAATTAATTCTTTTTCAGTTGACATTTTTTTCCTTTGCTATTTTAAGCAAAACTAAATATCCAATAAGGTCATCTATATCATTGTCTCCAACATAGTCTGTGCCCTTCATAAGTCTACTTAATTTATCATCAATTCTTACTCTAAGTTGTTCTACTGGATCTGATTTACTAAAAATTCTAACAGGGTCTAAAGCAGAATCTCCATATGCAATGTTTTTATCAATAAGCATTTTTGCAATTCCGTGACAAGTTACCCAAATATCTTTGCCAGAGGGTGCTCCTACAGAATAAAGATATAAATCTTCACAACTAAAATTTTTTACATCTTTAAATACTGGTTGCAAATTCATCGTCTAGATTTCCTTAATCCAAATTTTGCAAGGTATACGTAAATAGTTTCAACACTAGTTCCGCACTCCTTGGCAATGTCTTGCGGAGACTTTTTGTCCATAATAAACCTTTTACGGAGCCAAGCCTCGCTTGTATATAGTTTACCAGTCATAAGATTATTTGTCAAACTTTTCATTAATATCATAGTTAAATCTATCAGAGTCTTCCAATATCCATTTATCTTGATTTTCTACGTCATATTTTTTTTCATTAATTATTCTATCAATAACATAGTCTTTTTTAAGCGTAAAAGATGGCTCATAAACTCTTACCCTATTGTTTGGTTGTATAGCAAAGTTACCGTCATCTCGTTGTATAACGTGCCCACATTTATGATCTGCTGGACTTTCTGAATAGCCATCATCTAATACATTAGTATCGGGGTTGTGCCAATCAAGGGTAAATAAATATGTTCCTTTTACAAATGTTTTAGTTCTATCAATATAAGACATTCTAAGATTAGTGAGGTTTTCAAATTTAGTTACAGAAACATGGTGACTAAACGAATTCCACAATACTAGATTATGCAAGTCAACCTCTGGAACTCCTGGTTTTGTACAAAATGCAGATATCGGAAGTCTCCACCATAAGCCTCCATCTTCCATCATAATATGAAATAATGGGCTTCTTGATTTAATACTTGAAACACCAAACACAACACATTCAAAATATTTGTCGTGACTATCTTGATGGTTTCTTAAATAATTTCCTCTTACATAGCAGTTTATTGGTGGTATATTTGCGTTTAACTCTGGCATTATTCCTCAATCCTCATTGCTTTACTCCAGTTATTAATAGCCCAATGGCCGATGCCACAAGCGTCAGCAACGTCATTATCGTTAATAACTTTATCATAGTTGATTTCAATTAGTTTTATCGTCCTTTCTTTTCTAATTTGCCTTTCATATGTTTTATACCAAGATTCTGACTTCCCTGGTGTTTTTGCTCTAATATTTATTTGTTCTTCTTTTGTTAATTTTTTGTTCCCTAAATAGTTTTGCCAAGTAATTGGTGCTACCGTTCCTATAATTTTTGTTCCAGTTAACCCTGCTGCACCAAGCAGTGCACCTTGAACTAATGCAAGATCTGCAGCAGTCTTAGGGCTATTCATAAATACTGTATGTTCAATTACAATTGCTTCAAATCCACCAAAATGTTCAAAGAATGCTTTTGTTTTAGCGCAAGCATCCATAACTTTTTCATAATTTGTTTTACCACTAAAATTAATTTTACCAATATTGCCTAAGACATTATCATTAAAAATAGCAAAAGCAAGACTATTAGTGCTTGCGTCAATAGCACAAATTGTTTTTGGATTACCATTGTTGTTCATAATCAATAAATCCTTTTATTTGTTTTAGCATTTTGTCTACTTCTTTTTTATTTACATTACAGTTAGAGCAAAATCCAGAATCATTATATATTGATAGTTGTTCTTTACAGCCACCAAGGCAAAGTCTTTTTTTTCCTTTTCTTTTTTGTCTACGAGTTATTTGATACCTTTCGGCTATCTTTGCCTTTGTTGCTTCCTCTCTACAAGAGTTTCCACAATAAATTTGATAACTTACTTTAGGCTTAAATGGGGTCTCGCATCTTTCACACAGTCTCACATCAGTTAACCTTCTTCATCTTTTAATAATACCAAAGGTTTAATCTTGATTGTGCCTGGCCCTGCTTCAGCACAGGCTTTTTGAATTGGACATACTTTACAAATTTTTGAATTTGAGCGATATGGTATTTCTGGCAAATTTTGATCTTGCCAATTCTTATAAACTACCCTCATCCATTCAAAAGCCTGTTCTACCCAATTACGATAATGCTCATTTACTACTACAGGCAACGTAAGTAACTCATGGTTATTTTTATTTTCATAAATCATAACGCCTTTACGAATCTTTAAAACCTTCATATACATTAACAATTGCATTAGGTGACCCATCTTAGGTCGTCTACTTATTTTTTTGTATTGAAATCCATCATTGGGCATTGTCTTTATTTCGCCAACAAGTCTTTCACCCTTATAGTCAAGCATTACATCACCATATCCATCAAATGGTGGATCATCAGTTTTAACTCTAAACTCCATTGCTGGATGAGTTTGTTTGTTATATTTTCTTGGAAGTGGATCAAACTCCATATCCTCTACAAGCAATCCAGATGATGCTATTGCCTCTTGAATTCTTTCATGCCCAAGACTTCCCTGTGTTCTATTTGCTACACCAAAAGCATCTGCATTGTCATAAAATATTTGACCTTCAAATGCTAAATGCCAATACCTTGGACATTCTCCAGAGCCGTAGGTTAAATTAGATGCAGAAAAATTATTTTTCTTTGTAAATTTTGGTTTTGTTTTAGCAAGATACCCAGAGTTAATTGCGTCTACCAAACCCTCAACAAAACTTTCGTCTTCTTCAGTATTTGTAACTTTACTTTTGGTATCTTTAATCATAATCTGTTTTAATAAATTTTTAGCCATTTTTTATCCCTTGTTTATATTAAGTATAGCAGGTTAGCGCATTATGTATTTAAGCGCTGACACCAAATCGTTAATTGCTTGTGCTGCCGTAAAGTATATATTTTTCTTTGCTCTGTCTGATTTATCAACATTAGCCATCCAAGTTGCTTTAAATGACATTTTTGCAGCAATG